TCTTGAGGAGGAACCATTCTAATGTTAAAGGACGAAGAGTTGCGGGAAGTAGGTCTGGATGAGTTTGCCGAACTCGCCCGGAAGAAGTTTGATGAGGGCATCCGGGAACACAACCCGAACGGCGAATGGAATTTATGCCGGCTCACCCCTTTAGCTTTAATTGAACAACAGAAAAATGAAATTATAGACCAATGGTTTTATGTCTGTTCCTTAGAGTCTATCCTCCGAGGCGAGCAACAGAGCGGGCTGGCGGCTGAGAAAAGAAGTTAAAAAAAATACTTGGAAACGCTTGACATTATCGAAAGTTCAGGTTAATTTTATTGTAGATTTTTTAATTAACCCGAACCCGAGAACAAAAAAAATGACTACCGAAATATCCAGCCCCATGCCCCTCTCTTGCCACCTTGAATCGGACGCCCCGGTATTTGAAACCACGCCGCCCCGGCCCGAGGTAAAAATCATCCAGACATTCGTTGGCCCCCACGCCAGCCCCGAGTTCCCCCGGGAACACATCGCGGTGCATCCTGAGTTTAAGACGCGCCTCTCAAATCAAAGCCTTATTCACCACAATGAGATGGTCGCCGAAGTCGCGAGGATTTGCCGCGAGATGCAGTTGTACGTTCGTGTGGTTACCCCGAAATATCAGGAAGCCTACGTTCGTGTGTACTACGAAGGTTGGTCCCGAGGCTCAATAAGTTGGTCAAACACTATAAAGCAGATATTCGCCGCCAAACACGGCACGGATTATGAATTCGTCAGGATTGATAGTCGCCGGGCCAGTTCAGGTATCCGTGACCAACCTAATTTCCAAGAAGCTCTTAAATAAGATAGGGAGAACAAAACAATGCCTAAGCCCATCATATACATTTTCGACCTCGAAAACCCCGGACCCTTGACCGCCGCGCAAGCCAATTGTTACCCCCCACAAGACCGTTGCCGTGACCTCACCCAATTCACCTATCGGGAGGAAATCGGAAACTACATTTCTCGGGATGGTAATTGGGCCATTCCCGTCAACGCCGACAACACGCCTGACTACAATTCACTTTGCGAAGTCAGCTAAGGAGAACAAAACAATGTCTAAACAATCAGCATACGCTTACCTTCGGGTATCCTCAAACGGCCAGATCGAAGGGTCTGGCCTTGACCGCCAGCGCGAGAGCATCGAGCTTTTCGCCAGCCGCAACGGCTATGAAATAATTGAGACGTTCTCTGATGAGGGCGTGTCCGGGACCGTGGATGGTTTCGACCGTCCCGGCCTTTCCGCACTGGCCGGGCAACTGGAACCGGGAGCCACGGTCATCGTGGAGAACGCCGACCGGCTGGCCCGTGACCTTCTCGTCAGCGAAGTCATCCTCAATCATTTCCGCGATCACCGGGTGGCTGTCCTTGATACCTCCGGTTGCGACCTCGCCAACGTGGAGGGCGACCCGACCCGCAACCTGATTCGTCAGGTGCTTGGGGCCGTGGCCGAGTTCAACAAGTCACAACTCGTTGGTCGCCTCGCCCGTGGCCGAGCCCGCACCAAGAAAACCAAAGGGCGTTGCGAGGGCCGCAAGCCCTACGAGAACGAGGAAGTCATCTTGAGCATCTCCGAGATGCGTAGCCAGCGCGATAGCGCGGGCCGGCCAAAGTTCAGCTACACCGCCATTGCCAACCGGCTAAACCACCTTGGCTACCCAACCCCTAAAGGCGGCAAAAAATGGTACGCCGCTACCGTCCGCACAATTTACCTCAACAACTAAAATTTGTTCTAAAATCAAGGCAATTCAGGACGCCTCATGTTCCATTATCAAACAACTAACGAAAACGAACCATGAAAAAAGAGTTAACCCGACCGGAAAAACATTCACCACTCACAGTACTGGTCTTTCGGGTCTGGTACTTGGATGGCGGGCAACGGAAATCCAAGTTCATCAATGCGCCGACCAAATCATTAATGGAACGCAAGCTCAACCGGATCAAAGGCGAAGTCTTTCGGGTCGATGAGTTTGAACAGACTCGCTCGATCACGGCCTATTAAACAAACCACTAACGAAAACGATAAAATCACAATCACATGAAACTATTACTAGAATTATCAAGCGACTATTTAGCTATGGAAAGAGCCGTAGCTGAACTAAAAAAACTAGTGGCCTCGTCTAACTCCGCTGACCAGAGTGATCTCTGGGGCTATCTGCCTCAAGAGGTTTATTCCAAACTGGAATATATGGTAAGCGAATGCTACGTGGCGGGTCAAAATCTGAGGAAGTCTGTTACCGCCATCAACAACGATACCTTTGATAAAGATGGCGAGGTAGTTCCTTGGACCCATGTTGAAGTCTGGCATCAGCCACCGCGTGGGTTCGGTGAACATGAACATGTCGCCACGTTAAATGTCGGCGGCAACGGTAAGGATAAAGAGAACCTTGCGAAAGCTTTTACCGCAACCCAGAACGGGGATGGCTGTTGGGGTGAAAACCCGGAAGTGGTTAAGCTTCACCTCCCGGAGCCCCGGTCAACCAGCGTAGGTGATCTTTTGGTCAGCAATGGCCGGGTTTGGGAGGTCCAGAAGAGAGGGTTTAGAGACTTGGTTTTGAACCATAATCCTCTACTAGAAAAGAAATAAAAAAAAGTTTTGAAATCCCTTGACTTAATCAAAATTAAATGGGATACTCTTAAAAGAATTAGGGAATTAATTCCCCTTAAATCACAAAAAAATCACAATCAAAAATACGAATCATGTCAAAAAAAGTTATCGCTACCTTCCCTTCACGGGACGAACTCACCGGGCTCATCTGCCCTCCCGCTACTCAATCTCATGTGCCTATCGCACACGATAAAGCCGTCTCCATGGTTGAAGACGGCCTTAGCCTCTGGGGCATGGGAATCGAGTCCCAACGCCATGAACTCACCCACGAAGGCAACCGCCTGTTCTCGGTCTTCAACCTTCTTCGTGAGTCTCAAGACGGTGACTTTCGTTTCGCCGTGGGAATGCGTAACGCTCACGACAAGAGCGCGGCCTATGGCGTCTGCTCTGGCACTTCAGTAATGGTCTGCTCTAACATGCAGTTTGGTGGGACTATCACCTCTTCCCGCCGCCACACCACGAACATCATGGACGATATCGTTGGCATGGTCAACGGAACGATTGGCCAGTTCGTGGCCGGCTTCGACCGCCGCGAGTCCTTCTTTAATAACATGAAGAAGGCTGAGATAGGGGACGGTGAAGCCAACGACCTCGTCATCAAGGCACTGGACGCCGGCGCATTACCCGCCTCGGCCATCCCCAAGGTCTTGAAAGAGTACCGCGAGCCTCGCCACCCAGAGTTTAAGCCCCGGACCGCATGGAGCCTTTACAACTCCTTCACGGAGGTGTTCAAGGAAGATCGCGTTGCCAACCTCCCTGAGCGTGGGGAAGCACTTGACCTTGCGTTCGCCGGTACGCAAACTGTACGCTAATTTTATGGGCGTTGTGCTTTACGTCCGTATTCATTGTTCAAGGCGGGGGCTACGGCTCCCGCCTTGTTTTTATATAAACTAATCATGTTATGAATAAATATACACACGGGGGTCTTCGTGACGGCGCGGGCCGGCCTAGATTCCAGAAGGATGTTCTCAGGGTGATGAACTCCTACAGGCTTCACCCCAATACCATTCACAGGCTACGTGATCTCAGCGAGGAATATAAGATGTCTCAGGGCGTCCTTGTAGACCTCGCCGTTCAGGAGTTGAACACGGACCAGTTCTCTAAGTAAGGTTGCCATTTGGACCGGGATTTTTCCTTCGGAATATGGGGGAAAAGTTTAATTGTTTTAGCGGTAAACAGCTTTTTGTCCCCGGGAATTAAGTACCAGCTATCGAATGGCTGAATGTAACAAGCCAGAACATCTATATGTTCAAACTGTACGCCTGAGTGGCTTGATCTCTCCAGTACAATACCATAGGCTGTTTGCCGGCCTATTTTGGTGTTGGTAGCGGTTGCTTTTATCTGTACCCGGTAAAGCCTCCGGGCCTCTAAATTATAGACAACAGTGTCTATTGGCAGGTAGTCACCTTCCGGGGTAAAACAGTGGTAGCCCTCCTTCTGGCATTCGGCCTTAAAGATCGCTTCAACGGTAGTCCCGAAAACCTTATTGTTGAAGGGGCTCCGGGTTACCATCATCTTTAAAATTGAGCGCGGCCTGTTCCCCGTTGTCCTTTTCAGGCTCCTTTTCAAGTTCCTTCCTCAAGGAGTTTGCCGCCATGGTTTCCCCTAGAGATTTCACGAACAACCTCAACTGGCTGTCAGTCATATCCTCCAGAAGGTCTGTCAACTCATTTACTATTTTCCCGCTCATCAGCTATCCTTTTCATTACAGTTCCGTAGTCCTCGTTTAACGAACTCTCAGGCGTCCCTTTGGTCAGCCATGACCAGATATCTTTCTCGGGATACCAGAGCAATGCTTGTAGGTCGGCGTTCGTGTAGTCTAGTCCATGTTCGTCTTTTAATCGCTTTCTGGCAACATTAAAAACTCTGTTGATAATAGCTCTTTCTAGGTCTGTTGGTAGGTCAATCGGACTCAACTTATCTTTGATAGTCGCCCCGACATATGCCCATTCAGGTTTCATAGCCAGAACCTCAGTTAATTTAGCTTCGTGTAATGCGTCAGCTTTTTCGATATGGCCCGGCAACTGACGCTCTAACCGCTCCAGAGTTTTCTCCCGGGACCGGAGCTTCGTTGTTATTTTAGATTTCTCCCCCTTCTCAAAAGGTTCTTCCCGCTCGCGCTCTTTGTTCAGGCTCGCAACTTCTTTCTTAATCTCCTCAACCTGATTCTTATATTTATTAATAGTCCGCTTCATCTCCCTTCCCGGCGCGGCATATATTTTCTGCCACTCCCGATCCAGCCTTTTCCCGAGGGTAAATATTTTCTTGGCATTGGCCTGACCCTCGGAAGTTTCCGGGTCAAACAATTCCTTGAAGGTTTTGTCAGTCAACGAGAACCGGGCCTTGCCGTCCTTTGAGTACTCGCCGGTAATCTTCCGCTTCAATAAGAACGGGAGGTTCTTTGAGATAGAGAAATTATTATTCTTGAGCTTACCGGCGTTTGTCCGGGATGCCTGAACGATTCTCCCGATAATGCCCGGGGTTAATTCAGGGTCATATACATGCCCGGTCAGGCGTCCATACGTTCGGCGCAACCAGAGGTCAACTGTTACCGGGTCATAATTCCCCAGAAGGTTTTGGAAAAATCCTTGCCCAATCTTCGGGCCGAAAATTGCCGAGCCCTTGACTATGTCTGTCTGATAACCCGCTACACTAGTTTCTCGGCCCGTGATTTTACTGACGAGACTAGATAATTCTTTTACTGAGAAATCAGCACGAATGAAATCCATGAATCCTTTCTCGCCATATTCTTCAACCATCATGTCAAAAACCTTCAGGTTATTAGTTACAGCCCCGGCGGCATCACCATGCTCCTTCACATAATCAAACTTACCATTTGCCCTGCGGTACTCGTACTGGTGTATCGCTCCTTTAAGGTTCTGCTCAACTCGCATCTTCTGTGAAGTGATTGCAATGGCCCCGAGGAAACTGATGTAGTCCATACCCTCCTTTTTCGCAAGTTCAGGAAATATCCGGGCGGCATGGTCGAGCGTTTCAACTATGCTGTCTGTATACCAGTGTGCGTTATTCTCAGTCTTGGTCCCGGCGTCAACCGCTTCCATTACAAACTGGTCGGTTAACCACAACTCCTGTTCCGGAGTTATAGTCCGGGCATCGATGGCCTCACCAAATCTGTCGAGGAATAGATCGCTTAAATATTTAGCGGCCTCGGATAATCCCCCCTGCGCCGCCTTTGCATACCTTGGATTGCCTGTTCCGTTCTCATCGAAGACGGTCTTGGCGAGGATGGGAGCCTCAGTCCCTATGAAGGGGTATATCAGTCCCGGCGTGTATCCTGAACCGGTTTCATCTACCAATTCGGATTTTGAATAGGATATCGGTTTTAGGTAACGGCCCTCCGGTTCAAGGTTTTTAACAACGCTATCTGTATCTTTTTTAGACATCCCGAAATTGGTTTCCGGGATTGGTTCCAGACGCCATATGGGGCTTCCCCGGCTCCCGGCGATTTTTTGCACCTCAAAATATTGGGATAGCTTTTCTTGAAGAAAATCAACCTGAGCCCCACGGCCCTCTATGTGGTCATAAGCCCCATACCTCGGATTGGTTGGGAAGTTGGCTATAATGTGACCCTCGTCTGCGACCGAAGCGCGGAGTTGTTCGATTGTAAGGTCAAGCATTGCCACGGAGTCCTGAACATTCAGAACCCGGCTGGCTAGAACCTTGTCGTAGGTGCGCGTGAGCGCGTCAGGATCATGTATGGATGTGGTGGCTTCAAAGTCGTAAGCGGTAACATCATACCCGGCGGTTCTCAGGGCTTCCGCGTGAATAGCTTTTTTACCTGTACCAAAATCAAGTATTCGACCAGCTTCCTTGGGTGACTCGGTTATCTCGTAGACCGGGGCGTTGGTCTTGGCCATGAATCCTTGCTGATGCCCGGAACGCTGGGCGCGTTCCTGTTCCTTCGGTACAAATTCTGATATTGATATTCCCATCGTATGATTAATTGTAGTTCGTCCCTTGTTAAAACGCTGACTCAGTGGAACTGGGTTGCCATTCTCGGAAGTGGCAACCGCCGCGCTCTTGATCTGGTTGCCCCGAACCGCGACCGTGGTCACCCCCTTGGCTGTATCCTCCACAACGTCATTAAATTTCAGGCCATCATAGCCGGCCCGGATCAGCTTTTCCCGGAAGTCCTTTACGAAATCATAGGAATTAAAATACTGGTACATCTTTCGTTCACCCAAACCGTACTTGGCCGGGTCAATTTCAATACCGGCCTCGGCCAGACGTTTCTTGAGAGTGGTTGACGCAATGTAACGCCCCCCATTCAGGTCTGTCAGGTCAAGGGGTTTATCCACTTTAAGGAAGAACTCATGCACCTCACCCGGGATACCCTCACGCTCGGAGCGATAGGAAAACTCAGCCTTCATCTCTGTTCCCCACGCCGATTCCATTGCGTTGAAAATTTTCTTCTTGGTGAGCTTGGTAAATTTTTGAATCTTCGCCTCGGGAACATCCCAGTTCAGGTTTAACCTTTGAAGGTTTGCCAGTGCGGCCTCGGTATCGGCCTTGTCAAATCTCCGGGGGTTTAGCTTCAACCCAGACTGCTGGTGGGTGATGTTGAACCCAACATCCCCGCCGGCCCTTGAATCTAATGTAACAATGAGCCCGGGAATCTTGGTGGGCAATGCTTGCCATTTCCCTTTCTCACTTTTCTTAGTCGGGTCCAATTGGCTGGCCAGCGTGACATCAAATTCAAACGCCTCACTGGGCTTCCCGATCAGGGAAAGGTTTTCAGGTCCGTACACCTCGGCGAATTTTCGTGTGTCTGTAAGATAGTGCCAGCCCAATCCCCCCAAGCCGCCGCCAGTGGCCCCAAATTCGTTTGCTTTAAATTCGGAAGAGGTTGTCCCGTGGTAAACCTTCTCGGTGTACCCGGCGTCTTTTGCCGCCTTCTCAACCAGCCCCGCCGCCGCTTTCATGTCCCCGGATTCTAGAGCCGCCTGATATTTTGCGTCCAAGCCCGGGGTGTGGCTGATGCCGCCGCCCTTTTTACTGTAGTTACCATCATTCCAAACACTCTTAATTTGTTTCTCCTTAAATGGACGCCACGTTTCAAAGGTGTACTGGTCAGGCTCTAATTTTTCTCCCATCTCGGTGGTGGTGACGCCATCAACCTCCTCAATGGGCCGGCCCCCAACCGTTTCTTTGCCCATATAATGAGCCGCGCCCTCCGCTACATCCTCGAAAACTATGCCGTCATAACCGTTACGTTCGGCGTAATACCTCATGGTATCCGTGTCTGCGACCGCGTACACATCAACCGTAGTCATGTCTGTGATATAATTTATGTCCTCCACGAAATCCTCGTTGCGCTTATCGAATTCTGGATGTAGCTCACCATTTTTTTTATTCCATTTTTTAATCTTCTCCCACTTCTTTTCAACGTACTTTGCCGCATCGCTGGGGGTTTCAATGGCGGCTTCCCCATCCCCGTACAGGTAGCTACTGTCAAATTTTATGCTGATAGGTTCCACGGGGTCATCCAGATTCCAATACAGGCCGATCAAGTCTTGTATTTGAAAGTGTGACTTCCTTTTTGGTTCGTTGGCGTAGAAGTTCCAATTAGCATTATCCAAAACATTGAGTAGAGAGCCGCGCCCGTAAGAAACGCTCGACCTCGCCAAGTGAAATGGATTCTGCATGGAGAGGTAGACCGGAGTGACCGAACCTATTTCGTCACCGTGGCTGGTGAACCTATAGTTGTCGAATACCCCACCACCACTCGGCCTTGAATGAGCGTACAGGTTGCCGATCTCAGGAACCTCAGTGAACGAGAGGCCGCTTCTTCCGTATGAGTAAGTGAATTCATCGTAAACATACTCCTCCAGTTTTTCCAATGGCCTCACTTGGCCCCGATAAAAAACCTTTGGCTGACCGGAGGAGTCTACAGCTTTGGACTCATTGAACCATTTATTAAATTTAATTGTTCCCGGGGTGTAGTGTCCATTTGTTGGGTCATTCCATGCGATGACATCTACCGGGACCATCTTCTCTTGAAAATTAGCCTGATATTCATCGTACCGAATTTGCAGGTTTTCAGCTTCATGCCGCTGACTATTCCATTTTTCTATAGTGTTCTTGCGTTTTCCTGAGCGGTCGTAAAATCGCCTATCGACTGTAATAGGACCGCCGCCCATACCGCCACTACCCTCAACGTGCGGCGTCACCGCTTTTATAAAAGGGGTGTCAGATTTGACGTAAAGCCCGGTGTTGTCTAAAGAATTCCCGGAATTAAAGAACCCATAGTCATTCGGGTCGGGCTTCCACTCAATCTTCCTCCGAAGTTCTTTTCGCCACATTACGCCCGACCCGGAATTGTCAGTCTCAATTAACTTTAAAAAGTCGGCGCGTTGGTTGAAATCTGCGAACTTAATGCGCGTCCAGCCCGTAAAATCATCCTTAACTTTATTCCCATCCCCGGTGAGCCACTCGACCTGCTTACCCTCCTGCCATTCATATTGAAAACCATCCAGATAATCCTGAACCGGTAGGCGTTTAGAGGGCTGTCTATCGTCATGCATCCCGCCATATATTTCCTTGGACAACCATTGAGCGTAATTCATCGGCTTCGTCTTCATCACGTTTGAATTATGGGCGTCACTGAGGAAAACTTTTTTACCGTTGGGAAGCACTTTCGACCAGCCGTGGTGTAGGGCGGGTTCGCGTGTCCAGCCATCGTTTTGAAAGAACTCATGTACCTCGGTCGTACTGCCATGTTTTAAATTCTCATGGAATTCCATGGAAAAGATTACTGACTGTACATGCTCTCCCTTAAAGGCTTTATTGGAGTCGTGTACGTGGACCGCCTCAAACGCAATATCTGCTCCCAGAAATTCATTAAACAGGGCCATGCGTTTAAGTAATTTCCCTACGTGTGCATCATTTACCCCGAATCCCTTGTTGTAGGGTCTTGGTTTCATCTCCTTGAATATACGGTCACCCTTCCTCCATACCATATGAGCTTCAGAGTTGTTGCCTACAAATCGCCAATCCGGGTCGAGGTCGTTGGTTTGCCGGTAGTGTTCAGCCGAGTCCCAAACTTTGCCCTCCCGTTTTGCCTCAGTCAATAGGTGCGTAAGCTCCGCAAGGCCGTGTCGTTTACTCGCCATCCGGTTGTCAACGAAATTACTATAGGCCAGTGGCCCGTGACGGCCAGTGGCGGTTTGAGTCCCACCCAGATACGTATCCCATGTCTCATCGGCTCTCATTGAGATGTGTTCCTCAATGGCTTTAGGGGTCAGGCCCATGGCCTTTACCATCTCCAGTTCCAGCGGGTCAAGTGGCCGGTGGCCTCGCTTCGGGTTATGTTCATATATAGTATCGTCCTTGGTGTAAATTTCTTCTATTGGCCGGTGGCCGTGAGTTAAGGCGACTACCCTCTCAGCCCAATGGGCCGGCGAGGTTTTCTTATTTTTATTTGCAGGGCTCTTCAGGTCGAAACCAATTATCCCGGGCGTAAAGGAACTCATACCAACGTCCATGAGTTTGGCGCGAAACTCCGGGGGGAGGTCTATATGGAAATGTTCAAGCCCTTGACCAACGGCCTCAAACTTTTTAAATTCATTAAAAACTGCGTTCCGGTACTCTCCTACATCAGCGATTACGTTACCTTCGTGGTCCCGGAGTTTCCTAGACCGGTCGGCCGTGGGGCGAGTGCGGTCCCGGTGGGTTAGAGCATCGGGGTCAATGTGGTGGTTGGCTATCTCTCCGGGCCGTAACGCCAAAACGTCACGTATTCCATTATTAGCTACGCTGTGGCCCCAAGCAGTGCCTTCAGCGTCTTTAAAGGGTAGGGCTGGCAGTTTAGGGTCATTCCATTTAGACCAAGGATACCCAGAAGAATCCCCCTCTGGAGCGATAGTTCTATCACGAACAACCGCCGTCCGAATAGGGGTATCCCCAGCCGCGCTCGCGACATCTAGAGGCACGTTCTGTAAATCATCCCGCAACCCACGGTAGCCTGTTTGTGATTCCCGAAAAGCTATCGTCGCGCCGTCTGGTCCTTCAACGTCAACGAGACGGGTGTGAATCCCCAATTTCATTCGCTCGGTATTAGTCAAATCCCTGTGGCCCATGATGTAATCGCGGAGCGTTGCCAACTGAGTTAACCTATGGGTTGGCGTACCATATTCCCCTCGTAATAAAACATCGGGGATTGCCCAGCGACCCTGATCCACAATCAACTGAAACAAGTTGCTCAGGGGAACAGAATATGAGAATGAGTCATACGCACTGGGGTCGCGATGCCCCTCCATTAAACTGCCTTCCCGGTGGCTCCCCTTCTTAATTGCGGGGTCGAGCCAGAACTCCTCATAGGTGAAGTCGGTATGCGCCCCGGAGCCTTCCGGTCGGCGTATTTCTTTTTGGTACAGTATACCCTCTGCTTTAAGCGACTCCGCTTCGGCGCGAGACTGAGGGGCTTCCTTGCCAAAAATGGATTTATATTCCGCTTGAACTGACTGAGTTGTAGCGGTATCTCTCGCCTCTACCCCCTTAACCTCATTCCTGATCCTGTCATGTTCTCGGTCGAGCCGGCTACGAAGCCTACCTTTATCCCAAGAAGGTCCTTGGCCGAGATTTGGGTTTTCCACTCCCAAAATTTTTGCCATTTCGCCAGTTATTGCGTGGTCAAGGAACATGGCCGCGTTATACCGCCGAGCCAACCTACCGCCGTAACCCCTGTTTAAAGTGTGTGCAACGTATTCATAAGCTTCCTCGGGCTTATACCCGATAGTGTTTTCATCCCCGAGCATGTCAGGAGTTATCCGGTAAGCCACCGGTAGGTCATCAGGTCGCGTGGCGAGCGGCAACTGACCTTCCCGGCCAGAATCTAAGTACGCTTTTCTTGAAAAGGGGCCACCTTCTACGTGTGGGTTCCAAGCAATATCCATTCGCTCCCAACCAGCCTTTTCCATATATTGACTGAGGGTTGCGTCAACAACCTCAAGGTCTCTACGCTGAGTGTGTGACACGCTGGCGTGGTCGCCATCAGTTTCATATATAAAACTATACTGGCCCTCATATTCACGGCCATACTGGCTGGAATGAATGGCATCATCATCACTTAGCGGCCTTTGAGTTGTCCCGACCTCCTCGTTAAGAACATGCTCGCCTTGCGTGTCCCTTAAACGGGATTTCTGTAAATTAACATCGGGTTCCAAGTTTATCCGGTTTTCTCCAAGTGCGCCGTCTACCTGTTTTTCTTTGCCGACCGCGATTGCGTCAAGGGTCCGCTCGGAGCCGCCCAAATCGTGCATGTCGAATTTGCCAACATGCTGTATCGACCCCGGCCAATCTTTCCCCCCGGGAGCGGTAGTGCCTACCCCGGGAGCATTGAAAGGTGAGACTCTCCCGCTACCTAACTCGGTAGCGGGTAGGAATATAAACTCCCCATTCCGAAGTTCGACTAAAACGCCCATAGGTTTGTCGCCCACTGGCGTCAACATTTGGCTTCTATAGGTATCGGTGTCTGGTAGGTAGAGGCTACCTATATTATCCGTGCGGTGGCCGGTTTCAGGTATTGCCGCCGCCACACGGTCCCCCTGCCGAGGCAGTGGCGTAGGCGTTGCCGTGCCAATGTTGTTCATTGACCTCTCGGGCTTTTCCCCATGCTGACCCTTGCGGCCCTTTTTAAAATGATTCTGAGTAATCATTTCATTGGGCCTATTTATGTGGAGGGGAGTAAATCTTTTAACCTGTTTTTCGGGGTCTTTTATCCCCAACCGGACCATCGCTTCCATTACAGTTACGGAATTCTGATAAATTTTATCTACAACGGATTGGCCCTTGTAGGAGGAACCTTTTTTCGAGGTCGCTTGGCTCCGGGGATCGTGTAAATTCCACATGGGAACCACCATACTCGGCTCAAGCCCGTGGTTAGTGCCAACTTGCGGGTCTGCGTAGACGGGGGAATCACGGTAGCCTGTTTGTGATCCCCGAAAAGTCATCGTCGCCGATTGACCAAGGAGAGATGACTCTTTCGGGCCAGTTTCGAGAGATTCATCCATGATACGGACCGTCAGCGGCGGCGTCCCCGGGTGGGTATCGCCAAGCTCATTCTGAAGCTTACCCCTACCATAATCAAAATTGCCGTGGTGAAACAAGGAATCGAAAACTCTTTCAGTGAGTTCCCCGGGAATATCGTTAACGCCGGGCGGTCTTACGCTTCCGTATCCCATATCCTTATCGAAATTTGCGGAGTGAGATAGTCCATGGTGCGTCCCGCCTCGCCGGTGAGGTAAGGCCAAAGAAAAGTTTGAAAACGTATACACTTTCCTAAGATGCACCCTTGAGTCGTAGACCTCCCCAATCCCCTCAATCATGGTCGTTTCAAGCTTGGGGACTTTGTCCTTCCCCATAATCTTACCAACCTTTTTAAGGGACGCTTTGATAGCGTTAGGGATGTGCGAGCCGTATAGTTTCTTAGCCCAATGGCCCCCTGCGAACAAACCATCCCCTGAAAGAGTATGGCTGTAGATATTGAACGGTGGTGGGCCGTCTGGGACGTTAGCTACAGACGCGGCCCCAGCCAGATAGTCGGCCTCTGACATCTGTTCGTTAATCCCGTCAATGACCATTTGAGTATGCTCGCCCCCTATGTGTTCCTCCACGGAATTTTTTTGCCCCCGGGACCACCCGGTTAAACCACCTTTCAAAACTTCCCCTAAGTGGTGATGGGGGTCTTTCTGGAAAGAACTGGCGTCAGCGGCTGGGCTGTCTTTTACAGTTCTAACCCCGGAAATCTCGTAAAGAGGAATGGTGTTACCCTCAGAATCTGTTTTCACCCCATCCCTGCGAACCCGAAGTGCTTGAAAATCATCACTCAGATTATAACGAGCCCGAGCATGATCCTCCCGGACGAGGCTCAACCCCTCAAACCCATTCTGGGCCGCAAAATAAATAGCGTGGTCAACCATCAGGTTTAACCAACGCTCTTGAAAAGGGAATTCTTTGACCTTTTGACCCGGGTCGCCCTTCTTTATAGACTCTCTCTCGTCATCAAATTTAGCCCGAGAAGCCCGTTCTGATGACTCTTTGGGAGGTGGCCCTAATTCCCCCGAGGTGATTACGCCCGATAAATCCTCTATCTCCTGCATGGAGTGGAGCAAGTCTCGTTTATGGATATTTTCCTTCCGGGCGGCTTGGGGCAGTCTTTTACTTAAATGTTTAGCCATGCGGGACTTCGGGACCAAATGGCTCCGGACAATATCCGAGTCGTGAATTCCCAGTGAGTCGAGGGGGGCATTGGCGAGTTGCCTAGAACTGGAATTCGCCCAGTTGCCCCCGATAGGAAGGTCGCGAACAATTCCCCCTTCCGGGCTGTGTTTTAGTTTATTAGCCCCCCTCAAATTGTACCGAACCATTCCAAGTGGCTCTCCCTGCTCTATGGCATTTTGTATGTCAACAAGTTCCCGGATTTTTTGGAAGTGATATTGTTGAGTATTGGTGATAAGGTCAATTGTGCCGCTATTTAAGGTGAACTCGTTAATTGGGCCTGTCCCTTGAACTATCATGCCCTCCTCCCCCAGTGTGGGGTGTCCGGGTTTCCAAGGCAGTAAATCCGGGGAACCCGACCTGTAGTCCTTTGGCTTCAGTTTCTGCGGGATTCCTAAGTTATGCTCCGTAAATGGGTCGATCAACGTGTGGCCAAGGTTTTCCATTACATTGAGGTGACCCTGCATGAGAGTTTTTATTTCCCGCCTCAGTTTATTCTCGATGAACTCAGCCTTCTCATACTTCACATTGGCGGTCGGGTCTTTTGCCCGCTTATGAAATAGTACTTTACTTTCGCCCTCCGCTTTAGCCAACGCTTCATACAGCGGCTTCATCTTGTTCGCGGCTACCTGAGCTTGCCGGGCGATTATAACCCCGCCCAAGGCGTCCGTATGCCGCCGTAAGTTTAGTTGCTGTATCTGGATGCCTGAGACAACCTTGTTAATCTCGTTATACGTGCTGGGGTTGTCTCGGATTTTCTTTTCTGCGGCGTCCCGTTCGATTTTGAGTTCTTTAAGTTTTTTAACAATGTGAATAAAAGATTCCTCACGGACATCGTTTAATTTCTTATGGGAGTGTTTTGAGTGGTAAAGATCATAAGCCCTCCACTTTTTCTCGTAATCTTTAAATAGTTCTTCTGGAGCCCTCTGATGTGTTCCGTGTCGTTCAGAAATGTCACGGCGGCGTCCAGAAAGGTCATTAAGTTTACGCTGAGACTCCTGTAGTTGCCGGCCAATCTGCTTGATGTCCTTTATCAAGGTTTCCGGGGAGAAATCCAGCAGGGCTTCACGTTCCTTGGCCGTGACTTTTTTTAAGAGCTTATTTACGGTTTCTCGCATCGTCGCCCGACTGAGGTTGACGAGGCCGCCACGCCACCTATGTGGCTCCCCCCTCATTAAATCGGCTAACGCCACTTCATCAAATTCAGCAAACTTTTTGTACTTCCTTTTCACCCCGAGAAGTTTGGTCGCACGGATAGATACTAAGTCTTTAAAGATAGGGATTTCATTCCAGCCGACTCCCGCCACCAGAAGCTCCTTCCTGTTACTAAACGGCCCCGGATGATGGGCGACTGCGCCGTGCGTCCCTTTTATGTTCGGGTGGGGCAAAAAAGCCTTGTTGAACAATTCATTAAACAGGATGAGCGGGTGGCCTTGATAGGCTGTCCCGGATAACGTACTCGGGGATTCACCTGAATACGGGACTATGTCCTCTAGTGGGGCAAAAGGGACTATGTCTACGGTGCTACGAAGGCCATCGTTGTAGTTTTCAGCCGCGTTATCGTATGCTTCAAGGAAGTCTTTCCATACTGATGGCGCGTGTTTTAAAGCTTCTTGGAGTTCCTTGGGCGCATTCTCAATTAGCCGAGCCTCGCCACGTAGGGGCTCCATAAAATCCGGGAGTGATATAGAGCGGGGACGTAACCTCCGGGAATTAAGGAACGCACCCAATGCGGTCTCCCCCCTCAAAAGGTGTTGCCCACTTGCTTCCATACCGCCCTCCCAGACAATTAAATCAGCTAATTTTTGGCCGGCGTCCGAGTCTTCTAGTTTTATCTGTGCCGAAGGGTCTGAAGCTCCGGGCGTCTCTTCTGGTAGAGGGGCTCCGTGGTCTAGATGGCCAACCCAACCTTCCTCCAGTGGTTTCCCCTCGGGGCCATGTAAATCCCCCCGGACAACTGGAGTACCCTCAGTGTTGTAATCTTTAAAAAGGGGCGCGGCTTTTTCAGCTAATTCCCTACGGATAGTCTGTTCACGGCTAGTCCATTCCCCCAATTTATGTTTAAATGCTAGTTGTTCCTCCCGTTTCCATACCCCGAACTGCGCGGAACCTTTACGGAACCGCCGAGAGCTATCATTTTGGGCTTCCTCAAGCATCAAGATTTTTTTACCATCAAGAGTCTTTCTGGCTTTTAAAATCAGGTGGCCGGTGTACCCCGGTAGGTTACTCCCAAAGTGGCTGGGGCTTGGCATGTCGGGGAAATTATCAACGTGAAGCAGGATATTAAAATAGTTACCAGACCCTTCTCGGCCATTTTTAATGACGTAAGTTTCATACTGACCCTCGGCAACAGCATCGCGAACAGCGGCTTGGCCGGGTTCGTTAGACTGAGCTACAGCGTCTTCTTCTGCTTTTACTGCTTTTTTAAAAGCTGTCTCGACTTGTGTTTTAGTCTTCCCCACGACATCGTCCAATACGCTGAATTCTTTTCTTGCGGCTTCGTGACCAACCTCTTCAATTCGGTCGAGCCATGGTGTCTGTGGGATATCAGCCCCTGATTGATGTTCGGTGGCTAATAACTCTCTTTGGAACGTAACCCGGTTCTCGTCCAGAAATTCTAACATTTCCTCCGGGGTGACCGATTTTTTAACCTTGCCCTTTTCATCCTTGCCCATTTTTCCCTGAGCCATTTTTTCCAGCCAAACATCAAGGCCCGTCCATATTGACTCAGCCCGAACGCCAGACCGGGCCTTCAGTAGACTCCAAGCTTCCTGCGCCCCAACCTTTTGACCAAACCGCTTCTTGAATATATTCTTAATCCAAGCTTCGGTCGGGCTGTGGTGGCCGAGGTTCAGGGTGAGTGCCTCTGGGTTTAGAAGAATACCTGTGGTGTAGTTCCTCCGAATCTGTTGGTAGGCTCCGCGTGGCCCCGGGGGCTCGCGGCTGGTCAACGGCCTATCTAATGGGGCTAGTCGGGAGTTTACCTTGTTTGAAGATGCGGTTTCAAGCCAGTTGGTCCGGTCGATGCGAAAACTATTCAGAGCGGTGTTCGGGTTCTTTGGGGGCTTTAAGCTATCTAGTGCTGTATGGTAAGGACTCACATCTGTAACAGTCTCGCCAAAAGCTGTAGCGTACCTCGGTTTGCCTATTCCTAGTAAGGAGTGTATGAAGTCTTTTTTCTCCATAAACCTGTCACCTAACCCTTCATAGCCCCGCCGGCCATTTGCGTGATTGTTCAGGTACGTGTGGATATCTGTGGTCAACTGGGTCAGGTTACCGTTGTACAAGTCCCTGCCCATTTTAGTTTTCAACCTCCTAGCTCCGTTCTGTATAATTTTTTCAGCGTCCCATGCCCTGAAAATCAGATTCCCTTTCTCGGATATTTGCCACCCCGTAACGTAAGCGGATTTTTCAGCCGCACGAACTGAGGCATACCGACCTCGTCTGCCAGCGGTCTGGTACATGAACACAAGAGGCTCTCCGCCGAGGTTGGCCTTCAGTAAATCATTTAACTTGCGGATGTTTTCTAGCTGGGCCGGGTTGAATCGCCCCTGCGATTCCAATTGGTCGAGGAGGGTGTCGGGTAGATACCTACCCGCGATGATAGTCTTACCGTCAGAAGTGGTTCTTTGCTTTACCACCCCATCATCCTGTATGTTTGAATTTACCCAGTTTAAAACCTCATCCCACATATTCTGAATATTGCGGGGGGCGTTAGATCGCTGGCTGTGGATATATGCCCGAATCTCGTCAGCATCGGGTGGCCTACCGGCGAACGTCTGTTCGACATAACCTCTGAAGTCTTCCAAGGCTTGCTTTTCGTTTGGCCGGGAAGCGTTGCTTCGCGCATTAATCTCATTATCGATTTCAACAACAAGTTCACCCTTGGTTATTACTGGCGGGAGATTGTCAGTTATATAATTCACGACCGCGTCACCAAGTTCCTTTGCCGCCCTGTCTGCCTTCGCCCCGGTCCTGCGAATTTTCCTGTGGTCAGTTATAGACCAATCGCCGGTGGCGTTGTCTACTGTAACGCCATCAGGAATTCCGGTGGCCGGGTTGACCTCAAAACGACCGTTCGCCACCCAACCCTTGAGGGCATTCCCATCAAACCCCGGTTTTGCATAATCATCCGGGCTTGAAAACTCACTACGACCCTCCACGTAGGACGCCTCGGGGAGTTTGCCTTGAGCCACATCGTGGTTATGCGCCCGGATTAGTGCTTCAATGTTTGGGTCTTTACTCAGTTTCTCAATTTTCTTCGTACCAGAGTGTTGGTCCGTAAATATTACAGACTCAATCTTCCCGGTCTGGTCAAAGATCGCGCCCATGCGGGCTAATAAATCTGTACGAGTCTGTCTGAGACTCCTCCCCATTTCCTTTTCGAGACTAGATTCCCTACTTGAAGGTCGGCGCATGTCGCGGGCCTTTTTCAAGGAAAAGTTCTTATTATAGTTAGCAAATGACTCTGCGAAATACTCTTCAGCAATATATTCCTGCATCCTCCTTTCCGTATAATGTTCCTGCTCAAGGGCCGTCCTGTGATGAGGGTTCAGGTTTTTTAAATAATTCTCTTGGTAAGTCTTAAATTGATCCGTGGTATTTACATGAACATCGTTGTGATTTAAATCAGATATCTGTAAATTAACGTCCCCCTCAAGCGGGCGTTGCTGGTTGATAGATTCAACCGCCTCAACAGATAACCCGGTTCTCCTTGCGATTTCCTCTCTGGAGAGGGGTTGGCTCCCGGGGTGAGTCCGTTTTAGATGAGCCACTTCGTGTCGGGTCGCTGGCCCGACCGAGTGAGTTACCTTACCATCATCGCCGCGTACTGCAAATTTGCCGGCGAACCCATTACCATCACTACCACCTAAAATGGATTGCATAACCCTCGTCCTCATTGCCGGGTTATTGGCTAGTATCCCGTGCGCGGATTCATGCGCCATGACCTCCTTCTTGTAAAAAGACTCCCAGTTCGGATGGCTCCGGTTTATAACTATCGTTTTGGAGTCCCGGTTAAATGACCCGGGGCCATACGCCGCGCCCTCGTCCACAACCCGGAGGTTGAAGCCGGGCATCCCGTTCTGAGCCCATGCCAGAAATGTCTGTTGCTCCAGTGTGAGCCTTTCAAATTGGACTAGGGTCTCAGTATCTGTATCCCTCAAAGTCTCGCGGAGTTGCCGCCGTGTTGCCGCCGCCATTTTATTTGCTTCAGCTATATTATGGAACGGCATGAATGACCCGAGTACACCACCGCCGGCTACAAACCCCATCCCCATTCCAAGCCCTGTCCAGAAACCTCCAGATTCTCCCCCTGCGCCAATGTAACCAATGGTCCCTTGTATCCCCATAGCGAGCAAGCCCTCTCGGCTCAATCCCGCCTTCAGGGTGCGTTGAGGAGCCTTCAGGACCGAACCAGCTACATACTGTAAAGCCGTGTTGACGCCTTCACCAAGTCCTTCCCTTCCCGTGACCGCGCCAAGGGCATTGCCGGGGAAATTCGTTGTCCAGTGGTATGCATTAGAAAGCGAATCCCACATGTTCAAGGCCAGCCCCGTAGTTCCCGAAATCTCTATAACCCCATCCTTGGCCTCTTTTAAAACCTGCTTATGTAACGGGTTTACCGCTCTACCAAATGTAGCCATGGTCCCCATCCTTTCCACATCCCGGGCCACAGCACGAACCCAACCGTGGCCAAACCCACCAGCCGCGCCAAGGACAGTCGCCCCGACCTGTAGGATATTTGCCCCTTCCTTGCTATCGTCATCAAAAAGTTCAACCGCCCCATACGCCGCCCCACCAAGCGCGAGAGTTCCAGACGTTGTCATGGTACGGCGAACCAAAGTATCTTTGGCCTCTTGGCTCATCAAGGGGAATGCCTTGTCCACACCTTTCCGGATTACACTTTCACTCGCATCGATAGTCTTACCGAGTGCCTGACCGAGAAGTTTGGTCGCGTGTGCGCCCAAATGAAGCCCCCCTTTTTCAGCGGCTTCCTGAAGCGCGTTTGAAGTTTCTAATGCAATCTTTGCGTATTTATCCTGAGCCTTCGTATATGCCGCGCCGGCGTCCAGTACCGCGGTTTTAGCGGCGTCTAAAGTTGCCACTTGCGTGGGGGTTCGGGGGGCTCCGGAGGAATGGGGAGGCCCAATTTTAAAAACAGCGTTGGTGTAATCAGCCTGAGCCTTAGCCAAGGCTGTATTCGCCGCTTCGGAAACTTCTTTTGCCGCCCTTACCGCCCCGGTTTTAGCAACTTTTGTGGCAATCTTATTACTTGCTTTTAACGCCGCACCGGCCCCCGTCTTACCCCAGCCGCCCAAGGGGATATAGTTTGTGAGGTCAGTTACGAAAGAACCCGCCAGCAACATCTTGTGAGCCGTGTTCGGGTCGAGGCTCAACCTCAGTGCTGTCTCGTTGGTTACATTCTCCCATGTTGCCTTATTCGCCATGGCGTTTGCCATGTACTGACGTTCAATTTCTGCATGGGCTTCGCGATATTCTTCCCTTCTTTCCGGGTCAGCAATGTGTTCAGACCCATACCAAGCTTTTAGTTCCTTACCCTCTACAGATTTAGACATGAACTTCTCGAAACCGCCCATAAGGATGCGCCAATCATTAGCTTGCATGGCGGCTGAATCGGTCCAGATACCTACCCAGTTCTGCAAAATATGTTCATTTACTTCGTCAAGGGCTTCGGACCCTTTACCTTGAATAAGATTCCCCCAGAGCCCAGCGGCTCCTAACCCAGCCTCTTTTATTAATTGGCCCCCCATTACAGCAACCCCTTGGGCGGCGTGGCCTATAACTCCCAGCCCCATTTTAAGGTGTTCGCCCGCGCCGATTTCGTCATGCTTCGGGAGCATCCCGCGCTTTTTAAACCAATAATACATGTCCTTGTCGTGCATGAACGTAATGCCCCGCCCGGTAAGCTCGCTGTACCGTATGAGCATTTGCCGGTCTTCCTCCATTAATTGCTGTAAGGCGGTAACCCCATCCTTGGTTAGGTTGTTTGCGCCATCTGTAATACGCTCCCAGAGGCCGGGGTCATTTTTTTGAAGGGTGTGTAGGTAATCCTGTAAATCTTTGCCCGCGTCCATGAAGGCATCGCCCCCAACCTGTTCCACGGTTTTACCCACGTTGGCCATATACTTCTCAGGAAACCATTTAAACATGTCTACCTGAGCTTTCGCCATCGCGTCCTCCGAAGGAGTCGAGGCAATTACGCCCGCCTTACCGCCCGCGCCGGGTTCTTCATCAAGGAACTTAATCTGACCCCCCTCGTCATATTTGCCTAGGGACTCCCCTTGTTGAGCTATCGTCCGGGTTAGCTCGTCTTTCAATACCCCTAGAAAAGCTTTTTTTGCCCAATCCTCATTCGGTTGTTTTAGGAGGTGACGATACACATCGTCACTCTTCATCCTTTTATCGCGACCCTGACCGAAAAGGGTTGATGCGGTCATTCCAACACGTTGCCACTTCTCCTGCACCCAGTTTGGCCCCTTACCCACTTGGGTTGGGTCCAAGTTTCGGGCTTCCTCCCCGGGGAGGTTAAACATCATTTCACCAGATACGCCCGTATTAAAATGTTTGGTCCCCTCCCGTCCGGACTTCTGAACCGCTTGTACGAACCCATTGTTTACCTTGACACGGTTGATACCTGCTTCGGACATCGAATCCCAGTTCAAGTCCCCCGGCTTGCCAGCCTCAACGTCTGTCACCCGCTGTAACCATTCCTCGGTCGTTACTTTTTTCTGAACCTGTTGCTCATGTGGAGTGGGCTCCGGAGCGGGGGCTGTAGCTGGGTCTGAACCATACAACTCAGGCTCTGCTTTCGATTCGTGGAGGGCCGAGGCAAGATCAGTTAATTGTAACTTTGCGTCCTCATCCCCCGCCCGAGCTTTGGCGGCTAGTTCAGCGTTGGCGGGGTCATCGAAAATCGCCGTCCACACTTCCCGTGGTACAGAAGTTAGAGTTGCCATTAGTAGAGGGTACTTATATCTGTGAGCGGCTCCCAATCCCCGTCTACATCAGGGTCTTTTCCTTTCCGGAGAAGCTGGCCAGTATTGCTATGGAAATATTGCTGATAGAGGACATCACCATTATCAAGAACTATATAGACGCCATCCTTGCCTTCTCTCTTATAAGTTGTACGGCCACGTATTGTTATACCACTCTCGTCTCCAAGCCATTCCGGAACAACTGGGGAACCGAGCAATCTCCCCGCTGGGGTATCTGGGGCAAATGGGTCTACTTCTGGGGTCGTTGGGGCCGCTGGGGTATCTGGGGCAAATGGGTCTACTTCTGGGGCCGCTGGGGTATCTGGGGCAAATGGGTCTACTTCTGGGGTCGTTGGGGTCGGTGTGCCTAAGAAAGCGTTGATGTTAACCTCCGTTCCCGGGGCTACGCCCGGGGTGGTGTTGTATAGGACATCGATTACGGCAGAGCTTCCCGCTTCCCCCTCCCATTTAATCGTGGTCTTCTCTGTAGGCCACCACCAGCCCACCATGCTTTTCGAGGCTTTTATTCGGGCAATCCGGTCCCGTTTCTCCTCCAACCACTGAACCCATGCGGCAGTTGACCATGTCCCGCTGGGCATCCCCTTGTTAATTTGTGCTGTCTCCCTTTCTGATAAAGCTCCCTTCAAGCCAGAAGCAGTCTTTACCCATTCGTCAACCAGAGTCCCCTTGAGCATAGCCATTTCTTCGGGCATATCCGTCCCCATATTCGCTTTTAAATTTAGGAACCTTTGCGCTTTTGCCCGTGTTGTACCCGCTGTCCACGTATCAATGATTCCCCGATTGGCGGGGTCTTTAAGGTAATCAATTACTATTTGAAAGTCCTCTAAATCATCTTCAACCTCCTGATGTTGTTGCATGACCAGAGCCCCACCGTTGGGATCGGAGTTCATAATATCCATGAATATCCCTTTTGACCCTTTAAGGTGTTTGCTGTTTTCTTGTCTAGCCTCTGCCTTCGTCTGTTCAAGGGTTGCATCGAACTGGCGGGCCTCCTCGGCTAATTTATCGCGCCGAATTTGGTTGGCATCGTAGGCCGTATCCAGTTTGTTATTTGACAGTGTGATTGCCTGTTCGTTCTTTATGTTGGTCTGTATGGCGTCCTGATAAAATTTTCGGACTTTATCTATTTCATCGGCCCCGGTCACAAATTTACCGTCCGGGCCTTGCATTAAAACCCCGTTCAGATAACCAAACTCTTCCATAGTCTTATTAAGTTCATCCATAGAAGTATGAGTCGCGGTATGGGAAAGTTTTGTCCTTAACTCAAGGAACCTCTGGTTGATTGCCTGATTTCGGCGTGTTCCGTGAGCCGCTAGGGCTCTTTTAGCCTTGTCGAGCCCTCCCCGAATACGGGAGCCATGCTCGGGATGCTCTAGTAGCTTATTACCAGATATCTGATCTACCACCATCGCCCTATCTCGGAACATTCCACCATCTTCTATGAGGGTGAGCCCCTCTGGGTTATACTCTTGTGGCATCTCATTACCGTGGTCATCCAAGGGGGCAAAACCATCTTCGGGACGCCATACTCCCGTTTCCGGGTCTATATCTGAGCTATTAAAGGCTTCAAGTTTCTGTAAGATCGATTCAGCCTCATGCTCCTCGGTTATCTCGGTGGTTAAGGCTCGCTCATGCCCCTTTCTAGCCGACTCAATCTTGAGCCTGTTTAACTCCTGAGTTTGGTTATGTGTCTGGACCGTGCGGTCTTCTGAGCGTTGTGCGCGGGCTTCCTGATCGCGTTGAATCCGCATCGTTTGCGCCCGCATAAACATCGTTTGCGTTGCATTCGCAGTTGCATTTATGTTTGTCCATGGGTTTGTCCCAGCGGAATCTAAAAATTGAGCTTCGGCCATGGAGACTTACCGTTGAGAGTAATATGAAGGTGTTGCCGGGGCATTTTGGCCCCAAGCATTGCCGCCAAATAACTGGCCGGTAGCCCCACCCCCAGAGAATGCACCGCCAGCCGCCGACATCGCCGCGCCACCTACAGCACCAAAAATTCCACTGATCATATTTGCCCGGGATTGCCTGTTGGCGTTTTCAGCCGCCGCCTCTGCATTGTAATAGGATTGCAGGGCTGAACGGTTTTTCTCGGCGGCGGTCAATGAATTGGCCCCTCCCGCAAACATGGAACTGGGGGACATTGGGTTGGGCCGTGGAGTAATCTGCATGATTGCCCCAAGTGTATTAATTGCCCGGGTGCGCCGGGCGCGTTCCCAATCGACAAGGTTAAATCCAAAATCACGAAGTAAATTAAATTGCTCATGTTGCCCAGAGGTTCCCCGGCTCAATCCCATCTCAGCCGCCTTCCTTGAAAGGTTCTGGGATACGGACTTCGGAAGTCCCTTTGTTGTGAGGTCTTCCTGAACCGCCCCCAGCATCTGTTTACGCACCTGACCGATTCCCGGGAGCGCGGTTTCCATCATGCCGAGAGCTTCTGATTGATTAAATTTATTAGTTTCACTGGCCAGCCCCTTGTATGAAAGCATGTTCTTCCAATTGGAGGACTGCGCCTCGCCCCACGCCTTGCTGAAATCCACCGGAGCGGCCATCCTCGGAGCCTTCTTTTTTGAGCTTCCAAAGATACTGCCAAGAATGTTTGACCCAATCCCAATCCCCGCCGCGATAAGGGCCGGGGCCACGCTAAAGGAGATCGATGACATAATCACCGAATGAGAATTAAACGGGTCGCGAACAAGGTTTAAAAATAGATTCATAGTCTGTATCCTAGTATCTGGTGGGAAATTGCCCAAGTATGAATATATCCAGAGGCTCGTAACTTATACTGGTACGTTCGTTCGGACGTATAAGGTAACTCAAATATAGTATTAATCTGAGCATCGGAGTAATCTAGATCATCATCGGTCTGCCCTATCCGGACTAGCTCCATTTCTGGAAACAGTACTGTACCATCACTCAGGATTTTTCTGAAATCAGAGAAGATGTTGGCATTTGAACCTTTGAGCCACCCCCAGCACCGGATTATAATAGTCGAGGGTTTAAACATTATATTATGGTTTGTATCCCCGGGAACATAGTCTGAGCCGAGCGGTATTGCATCTGGGAGCCCGAAGTTTCGCCATTCATCATTCAGGGGATCGCCCGAATCCCACCCCACGCCGTTAAAATATGAAATTTGTGTGGTCCCAGTGTAAACTAATTTTCCGGGACGGGCAAACAGGGCTCCGTTCGAGGTGATGTGCAGGGAATCGTTATTGCCAATAACCACGCCGCCGAGAGCTTGCGCCCCGCCGTCTTTCATTTGAGTTGCGGGTTTTAATAAAAAGGAGGACGCTAAAATCCAAGGCTCATACGTCTCGGTTTTTATACCGCCGCGAAAAACATAAAGCTCAGGTACAGTTTCAGATTCACTAAGAGCTTCGCCAGTAAGGCCATCATATTTAGTCTGGGTCCGGGAGTCTGTAGTGAAAAAAAGCTCACCAACCTCTGGAGTTACAATGAGATCGCGTTCCTCGGCTGTCCCTGATTTTGCACAGGAAACCGGTTCCCAGCCGTCTAATCCATACCCCTGTATGGAAGTTACCCGACCGTCAGAGGTAGTTTTTATCCATAACGTCCCCTCCTGATTTATACCCGGGGGTAAATCCGTGGAGAGTACGTCCAGACGGTTGGCTAATTCGACATCCTCATCTCCAATAAGGTCCAGATGCGCGGCGATGAGTTTTACTAGATCATTTACAGTATCTGGAAAAGTAGTCCCATCCTGAACGTCCCCGGCTCGTATATATATATTTTGTTGCATTTTACGTCAGTGGAGTGGCAAAAGTTAAACTGGTACTTATATACTTGTCATTTTTCTCGCTCGGACTCAAGGCATATTCTTGAACGCCTACCTCGGTAGATGGTAACGGAACATCTTGATAATGGCTCTCCGTGAGCGGCCTAAAAAAGGATTTCACTAAATCAAGTTTTGCTCGCCCGGTCCAATGCACCCTAAATTGAAAGGAATTTCCATTTGGGGTTGGGTCAGGAGTGGGCATAGTCACTTTGGAAATGTAACTCTCCGAAGAAACTGGAGCGTAGTGGTCCTCCCCCCCTTGCCGGGAAACCTTGAAATTTGACCATGGTAAATAGCCGGCCTTATCCACCCGGAAATCTACTGAGACCTCCAAGTCGTCTTGAATCTGAGAAAACCATAAATCAAGTCGATGCATCGACTTTAACCCGCTGGGGTCGCCGCCGTTCATGGCTCTGGTCTCGATGCAGTAAACCGGGGGGCTCTCGTCAGCAAGGCCGAACCCGTCACGATGCAATTCCCAAAGTTCATCCCCATCATCGGACGCTTTCACGATAAAACAACGGTCATCAGCTACAACCATATCACGTATCAGTATGTTGTCCCAAAAACCATCGTAAACTGGGGGACTCTTCTCCCCTATTTTATTAAGGGAATCAAAATTAAGTGCCACCAGCCCTTGATAAATAGTCTTACCCTTGTACTGAATTGGGTCAACTGTGACAAGGAGACGGTCATTAAAATAGATGACCTTAGAATCCCGTATACGCCAATTCTGGAATCTCTCCGGAATCTCCTGTTGCAATCCACCAAAACCCGGCTGGCTCATATCAGTCACGGCGAGCCGTGCAGAGCGTAGGCCATCCGGGGAACGGAAATATACGTCCGTGTTCACCTGAGCAATCGCGCCATGCCCCGCAACGCCAATTGGCAGTACGTGGGTCTGGAAGGCGGGGGTTTGCCCCCAAGCATCGCGGTCAGTAATTTCAGTGCGTAAAGAATATAAGTTATTCTTGGTCCCAATAAGCATTGAGCCCTGACCTGTTGTTGTGTCTAGACGGGGGATGTCAATCAGGGCGGTAATTTCAGATGGGAATTGAAAGTCCCCACCACCAAGGAAATACCCGGTTTCCGTGAATTTTAACGCCGTGGAGGGGTCGCCTTGTTCCAAAATGTCCCCAAGTTTTAATGAGCGGCGTGACCCGGTCGAAACCAAATGCAGACGGCCATTCGCAAACCTCATCAAGGTTCCCACCGGGATACCCCCAACACGTTTAGAAAGTTCACAATATCGACCATCATAAATACGAGGCCGGCGCGAACCGTCCTGTATTATAATATAACCTATGCCAGCGTTCTCAAACCAGACTCGGGGCGCAAGAGGATTGCCGACTAAAGCTTCTTTTTCAACATTTCGTCTAGGCTGTAAGGGATTTATATTTCCCTCGGTGACGTTTCCAGAGGGGTTGATTGTATACACTCCCCCACTCACCGAGAGCAAAAGCTCTTTTTTCGTGTCAAACCAGTAAATCCCTTGATAGTTTCCTTGTGGAAATATGTCGCTCGGGACTACCCGTTTAAATCCCGGTCGGCTACGCACTCGGCCCCCTCGGACAGTTATATTCCTGCTCTTTGAAAATTGGGTTGGCCCTAATAGCTCTGGGTCATCCCCGGAATTTTGACCCCCAACAGCTACCGCAAAATGTTCAACTAGTATTCTCTCATCCTTTATCATGTGATACTAGGGATTTCACCAAAGGCTTGAATAGAAGAACTTAAATTAATGTGAGGGTTCTCAGCCCCGTAGTACCGCTGGTTCTCAGCCTTCATTGAAATCACGGCGCGTTGAAGGTAAGCCTCGGCCATTTCCAATTCCCCGGTTTCTTCCTTGTATAACGAAATTAACATGTTCCGCAATGCGGGGAGGTTTGAAATTAATAGGGGGCTCTCCCCATCCTCTACACCGCGAAAACGCCGGCGTAACAAAACATCAACGACATCCCCGGTATCCGCTCCGTGAATATCATAAATTCTCAGTGAGGGCCGTAGCTCACTCCCGTCATAGCGAGCCCCGAGGAATTCCCCGCCGCCAGCATCCTCGTAAACAATTTCAGCAGGACCGGACGTAGATAGCTCAACCCGGGTGATATTATTATAACCTCTAGCAGTCGGGACAGCCTCAGTAGATGAAGTCCCCGAGGCTAGATTAAATTGAGTCCCATCTGCATAAATAGTAAGGTTCGCCCCAAAAGATTTAATTTTTTTACCCCGGGGCTGGCAAATAACCGGGCTCTCCCCACGGTCAACAGCATGAGTTACCCGGGAGTTTGAATCCATTATGCCGGGGCCGTAGTCTAAAAATTCAAACCATTGGCTGGCAACCGGGAGAGGTTCAGAGTTAAACGCTACCCGGAACAGGGCGTCATATTCCTCTGGCAGGGCTAGGATGCCGCCGTAAATGCACATTCGGGCGCGAACCAGAATACCCGGCCAGTTCCCCTCCTGTAACAGCCTTTCCTGAGCAAGGTTGACCTGATCTATCAACCGAGGGTCATCCGGTTGAAAACCGGTTTGACCAGCAACCCGGGATAGCTCGGCCTTTACGTCTTTGAAAAGCCTGTTTCGCATCATTCAAAATGAGACTCTTCATCGTGAGTCGTGGTGTGGAAGTTTTTACTCTGGAAATACCACGACTGTTCCCCAGCATCCCATATGAAAGTGGCTAACTGTTTCGAGTTCCAAAACTGTACTTTTCCGCTGTCAGTACTCGAATCCCAATGCGGTTTCATAAGGTCGGGGTACGGGGGTATAGTTAAACGCCCACTTGGCTTGGAAGCGTCTACATTATTAACTAGATTTATCAAAGTGTAGTCACAGCCCTGAATCGTAACCTTGTCACCCATAAATCTTCTAGGGGTGATTGTATTAACGGTTTTCATGGGGTAAATATGTATGTCTTGGTTTATCTGTCCCCACTCTCCGTTGAGGAGCATGACCCCCGCTACTGCAACATAACTACCATCACTTTTGGGCGAAGCGGTGGGCAAATTCGGGTATGTAAGAGTACTAACCTGACCTGTCGTATTAATAGTTACGGCTGTTACGGCAAAGTTGGTGATGGCATCGGTAACTAAACTTGTTCTAAGTTGAACTACCGGGACTTCATAGTAATTACTCCCCCCGTCTTGAAGACTCAGTTCAGTCAGTTGACCGCCCAAGATGGTGTAAGCTACCGAAATTGCACCAGTTGGGTATGTAAACTGAACCCACTCCGAGCCCGCCGGTATGGTGTTATAGTAACCAGTTGCGGATGCGTCCCCCGGGGGAACGATGACGTTGTCCTCATTTATAGACTGACCAATTAAACTCAAATCACGAACGCTCTTTTTACTCCCCTCGCAAATTCCCTCAACAGATACACCAATACAATTCCAAGAATTGGTATGTGCATAATAGACGAACTCCACCGATTGCCCAGAAGCCAACAGTTGCGGAATTTGTGGCGTGAGGTTCTTCCCATCGGCGAAGAATATATTCTCCGTGCCAAGTGGGACTCCCCCAGACTGAGATTGGAGCGAGCGTGAGGATGGCTGGAAGTGGACAACCCCGGTCCTGCCTGATTTTTCTACAATCAACCGGTCCCCCTGTTTATAGCCTTGGTCCCGTCCGGGTAAGACGTTGATCTGCTCTACGGCCCCGAGGCGGGGTTGAATATAAATGTGTCCCACGGGGCCAACCCCTTCAAGGCTCCAATTATTCATCGCCTCTGCCAAGCCATCGCCGTCCACATCGGCAAAGGCCGTTGGGAACACTCCGGTTGCCAACGAATCGGTAAAATTGGTATGTTCAGCTAAATCAACTGCGAATACATTCTCTGTTTTAGAGCGAGGAGAAACCCAGTTTTGAGAGGTGGCGTTGGTCGCCACATTCCAATAATGCCCGCTCCAGATCAGTTCGATAAGTTCAGAACTGTCGAACAGTTCCAGACTGCTCACTTGGGGAGGAAGATTTAGTGCGCCCGAGGAAGGACCAGCCCCTGAAGTTCCACCCTCCTTAAAGATAATCTTAGGTGATAAAACCCACCATTGCTCCCCATTCACTGTTAAATAGGTCGCGTCATCGGTCGAACCCTCGTTAGTTCGGATTTTAGTGTGGTCATTTCCTTTCTGGAAAAGTACTTTTTCTCCCACCTCCCCGCCTTCCACGGTCTGGATAGTGATCGGGGCTAACCCCTCTATCTCAACGAGTTTATAGGCTACACCATTAGATGTCCCGGAGCCTCTTACACTAGCTCTAGCAATTAGTTGCTCGCTGGTTAAATCGAAGAGACGGGTAAACCCAGTGCCATTTGAAACTGTAAATAAATCGGGGTCCGTTTGGATTATACTGACTCGGCTGACTCGGCTGACGCGGGGCATACTGTGCCATGCTCCGCTAAGGATACTCTCGGCGGTTTGAAGGCTCGTATTTATCCGCGCTTGCAGGGTTTTTGATCCGGGGCCATAACGGGCGGTCAGACTAAACGAGTTTAGCTCTTCTTTTAAAACCCCAGCCCCACCAGACTCTGTTAAAGCCGTCACTCCAAGGTATCGCGGAGGATTGAAGCCGGGGATCATTGGCGCATTGTGGCCGAGAGAATTGGAGGATAGGACGCCGCCCTGACATTTAACAAACGTGTGAGCAAAATTACCAAAGGTAGACCAAGGGTCTACCGCTTCCAATTGTCCAGATACAAGGAGGTCCACCCGATTGGAACTAACAATTGGCTCATCTAACCCAAAAAGATACGTCCCGTACCACGCTTGCCTATTATGGCTGGCATCGGAAAAGAAGGAAATTTGGTTGCCGGTGACGATGACCCCGACCGTATCTAAGTCGGCACTGCTAAAGGTCGAGTCGCCCGCCGTAATTGCACCAAAAGACCCCCGGGACATGTTGTTTAAGTTGCTGTCAAAAGTTAAAATATTAGACGAGATTGTTGCACTGCCCGCCTCAACCTTGATTCCCCAATAATTACCAGTGGCATTGCCGTGGTCGTGTTCACTCGTCATGTTCACTACCACGTTGTTAGAGATTGTGCTGTGAACTTGACGGCTCCACGTACCTGAGTCCTCTGAATCCGTGCGGCGAGGATTGGATACATAAATAGAAATTGCAGATGTGTCGTAATTAGGCTGGTTCATTACCCCGTCAATCACGTTACCTGTAATTGAAGTCTGCGCTTCTTGGCAGAAAATCCCAAAATGCTCAACCGCCCGAATAATGTTGTTGCTAATCGTGACGCCCGAATTATCTGAAGAGCCTAATCCCGTGCTGGAATAAGAGCGGGCTTCCCCGTTCACCGCGATAGCCGCACAGAAGTTACCGCCCGCCGCAGACGTTATGGGGGCAATCCCGTATTTAAAAGTGTTCCCGGATATTAGTAACCTCTCGCATCTCTGAGCCTTTATGCCCGCATATGCAAAATGGGAAAAATGGTTGTCCGTAATACTAGCTTCTTGAATCCCATTATAGGTGTCGATGGGGTGGCAAAAACCTATAAATCGATTACGGGAAATCGTCACGCGGCGAAACTCAGTGATAGCAAATTCGTCCTCCACCCCGGTATCCGCAGTCTGTTCACCTGTCGAGGTTAACCAAATAGCGGCGGGGGATAGTCCCACTCGTAATGTGGCCGTGCTGGGGGGGGATAAATCGAGCCTCTCACTAAAAATACAGTCGGTGATATGGACAGTCTGGTGTTGAATATGACCTGTCTTGCTGAACGGTTGAATAATTATCCCCGTGTTAATAACGCCCGTGGTATGATCCGCGTCCCGTTCAACTCCAATAAATTTACAGCTAGTGGTAATTAAGTTCCCGAAACCACTAACCCCAATAAAAAAATTCTGGAAGGTTACCCGAGATAGTGAAAGGCTGGGGGCCGAAGTGTGAACCCGCCCCAACACTGGAGCATCAGCGGAATTCTTATGAATCAGGGCTTTCCTGTAAACATTGTTAAACTTGTTTGGCCATGCACCTGAATTCGTTGAAGCATCGCCATCTAAAACTAAATCTTGAATGAACACATCACTCAAGACTACGATCATTGGCTCCCCTGACCCGTCACTCTGGGCAATTAGGTTATCGTGTTTAAGTACACTAGTCCCAACGCCGCGTATTGTAACCGGGAAGGGTTTGTTTATTACGAGTGGAGATACCCCGACCTCGCTGGTCAGGACATGTACTCCCCCGGGGACCATCAATATTGGCGATTTTTCAGTCAGGGCGTCAACCGCATCCTGAAGAGTCTGGAATGAGCCGGCGTTAACTTCGCCGGTCCCGCCACCAGAAGCTCCGTTAAAATTGTTGACTAGGTTTGTAGAGGAAAATTCAAAGGAGAACCCATAAACAAATCTACAACCGACCACCCCTCCCTGAGAGGCGGTAGACGCCATGTCCACGTACAGGTCTTCCCCGTGTGTAAAAAAGTCAGAAACCGCGAACGTGACGTAGTCACCGGACGCATCCATTTTCTGATAGGAAATTGTATTCGTGGAATAATTATGTAGGAAACGGAATTGGTCGCCGCTGATCGCCGTGACCGCTTCGGCTTGCTCGGAATCATCCACAAAAATTTGGATAGTCTCCTCCCCTAAATGGTCTGGGAGATAGAACGTAACATTCCACGGGACCATACGCCCCGGGTTTTCTGCATTGGTGTTTACCAGACCAACGCGAACACGCCCGGGTTCCGGGAGTGAAATTTTAAAATCTAAAGCTGAATCCTGAAGCGTGGGGAGTTTCTTTTCGGTAATAGCTGAACTCGCGTTTTTCCAAGATAATGGGCCGTACAGAGGTTCCCAGAACTCAATTATCTCAAGATTTGAGTTTATCTTTATCGCGTAGTCACTGTAAGTATCGCCCGGAAAAATATATGACAGCCGATACCACGGATAATCCGCTTCGTATTTTATATAATCGCTTAAATCAGTCGTGTCTAAAAGATTTCGGATGTCGTGGAAGTCTAGGAAGAACTGGGGGTTCCCCACCGTAAAAACATTGTCCCCGGTTCCGTAATTTGGGGAATCAGAATGGTATGCGTAGTTTGCTGTAGACCATCCCCGGTAGCTGTTAACTTCAGCCGCAGAATCATAGAACTGTATTTGAAAAGCGTCTGCGCCACTATCGTGAAGACCGGAACCAACCGTTGATGGGTTCGGGTCTTCTCGCCAAAAAGAACCTTTTGAGGATTTACCGTTGTTGGTCGCCTTATTAAAGGAGAAAGCCGCATCCTTAATAACAATCGGCGGCTTCGGCGGTTTTGGAGGAGCCACTTTCTTTTCCGGGGCCGCTTGTTTTGGAGCTAAAAGCCCACGATTGTAGGGGATATTGCAACAGTCACTCATTTTTACTATTCTCTTTAAGCTTTTCTATCAGAGCCCAAACACTCAAAGTAGCCCCCGCTGTAATGCCAACCAAGCCAACAAAATCCTTGGCCAGATCAAAAATAGACGCGGCTCCCGCTCCGTAACCAGAAATCTGGCCGAGCGTTAGATAATAACGGTCCCAAAACATTTTCATTTATCTGGTTCATCCACCCTACGCCGCCCGGCCTCAAGCGAAGCGCGGGCGGGTAGTGTGGAGAACATTTGGACGGGAAAAAAGGGGTTTAAGCCTTAGCCGCAATAATTGAAATGCCCAGATCGGGATTCACCGGTTTGCAACCTATGCGGATGTCACACATGTAGTAGCCGAGGTTTCCACGGTCGTTATGGCCTTCAAACGTCTGGTTGTTTACCCAGCGGAATTCACCCACATAATTTTGGGGGTCAAAATTCATACCGGAAAACGCAGTCGGTGTTGAAGGTTCATACAGACACTCATAAACGCGGGAGGGTAGGATAGTTGCCGCTTCGTAGTCAGCATCGGCGTAGTTCGAATTCTTGACGTACCGGCGACCAAACGAAGTCTGTTCGTTTGCGGTCGGGTACACGAAGGTAGAACTCGCGAGTCCTGTACTACGAATTGGGAAAACATCCACAATTGGAAGGAATCCGTTAATCGCGCCATCGTAACCAAGCAGAGCTAAATTGCTCTTCGGGTCATAGAACTTGACCGTCTCGACTTTCGATGGGCCACCGGCTTGAGTACCGGTTGATACATCACGCCATAGAGACTGAATAAGCTCTGGGCTCGCGATGAGGGGAAGAACTGGGCGACCATTGGCCGTTCCAATTGCATACTCCTCGGCAATGCCTCGGCGGGCAAGGTCGAAGTAGATTTCGTTCAGGTGAGCCCAGCTTAATGGGTCACTAGGTGTCGCGCTAAGGCCAGACCAATCCTGATTGTAATCATCATCGATCATTTCGCCGGCGGTGGCACTAGTAGTGGTGTACTTGGAACTGACCATGCCGATATTCTGTACGCGGTAGTAATCTCCGTAAAATACGTTGATATACTCGCGAAGAGCCTTCTCGAAAGCTCCTACAGCTTCAGCCGCCTGATGAGCGCGTTTGAGGTCAGTAAGGCAAACAGTGTTTGTCTTGAAGGACACTTGACGAATCTCAAACGAGCGTTCCAGTTGGCCACGATTAATGAGGTGGCTGGCAGGACCGCCGGCTGAAGTTGTCATGTCCGTACTATCCGTACCGCCATCGACCGGAGAACCCGGAGTGAAACCACTGCCAGCCGTACCTTGTTTGGTAACTAGATTGCCAACAGTATCTTGAAGGGAGGATTCGCCTGTGGAATCGCCGTCAACGGTTGCAGAGCCCCAATCATCTGGGTGCAGGGATTTGCGAATCGGCTCCATGCCGGTTGCGCCCGAAGCTGAATCAAAATCGGCCGTGTTCAGTGGGTACTCAGTCGGTAATTCGTGAGTGTACTGAATTGTCGTTGGATTCTCGCCATCACTCAGATTATATTCCCGCATGGGGACGAGTGAGCGGAAGGGATTTGACCTCCAGAGACGCTGGCTGGTATTCTTTAAGAAAGTATTGAGCCGGCTCCGGAAGTAACTATTTAGTGTGTCAACTGCCATGATAATTAGACGTTGAATGGATTGAAGTTTGGGGCCATGTAGACATGATAGCCCTCTGATTTCATCCCGGAGCCACCGAAAAATTTAGCGAATTGTCGTGTCGATGTGGAGCCACCACAACTTTTAGCGTTAACTAAGATAACACTAAAAAAACTGGCCTTGCAAGAAAAACTTATTCTCCAAATTTAATTAGCCGGGCCGCGTCCAAGTGTGACATTTCCCCCTCGCTGGAGGTTGAAGCCGCCTCTGAAGTCATTCCGAGGCTAGGGGTTGCCCCTTGAAATTGACCAAGTTCTTCCCGTAGTTCTTTAATCTGGGCGTCCCTTTGGCCTATCACCCCGCCGGCAAATGCCTCAACGCGGGGGAGCCCATGCTCCAGTAGAAAACGGAACAAGGCCGATTCGTGGGCAACCCGGGACATCGCAGTATCATCCAGACCACCAAAAGCGATCTGCTCTGCGGCCTTGTTTACATTCTGGAGAGCTTCGTTGTAAGCACTATTCTCCGCAACAACCTCCTTGCTCGCGCTCTCGTCAACATCGGTCGGGCTGAAAAGTTGGCCGTATTCCTCCCCTACCTTGTCAAAAGCCGCACGGGTGCGAGCTTTGAAATCCGTGTCAGCCCCCTCTACAAATTCATCTGGTTTTTCACTCGCGGCTTCACCCGCGAGAACAGTCTTGTGAGCCGCCCGGGCTAATTGACCAAACTCGGGCCTCTGGAAGGAGGATAGCTGATCCAGAATGTCGCTAACTTCCTCCGCAAACTGCTTCCCCTTCATCTGCATGAGAGCATTCAGGTCAACGTCTAAGTCCTCCATTTTGAGAATCTCAGCCATCTGTTCCTTGCCGTCTTCTACGGGTTGAACGAATTTGTTGTAGTATTCCGGGTGGGATTTGAAATCCAGTTCCTTCAGCCGGGAACTCATCAGGTCATTCTCCTCTTTTAATTTTTCAAAGGATGCCCTTAAACTATCCACGGCCTCCGGGTTGTCCGAGCCCGAAAGTTTAGATTCAAGCTCTTCTATGCGGTCCTTTGAATCTGCATGGGATTTTTTTAGCTTGTCCCATTCCGGGCGGTGTTTGGATTCCTTCGGGGGCTCCTCAAAAGTTTCTGGGGGTTCTTCTGGGGATTCGGGCGTAGACTCAACCGTGTTAGCTCCCAACGCATCCCCTAAAAGCCCCTTCTGTTTTTTTGAGACAGGCTTCTCAGGCTCTTTGGCCCCCTTGGGGGTTTCTAATTCAGAATCCGCTGTAAAAGCTTTTTCCGCGTCAGCTAAATGCTCGGCGGCTTCTGTTTGTGTACCACTCTCTTCTTCGCTCATAATTCCTCGTTCTCCGTGAAGGTTTCCTCTATTGATGTTACCGGTTGATCAGGAAGCGTACCTAACCCTAGCAAGGTGCGCTTGTAAAGTTCCCAGCCCTGTAGCTGGTGTAGTCGATTTGAAATTTTATATAAGTCTGAGACATCTTTAGTAGATGTCCCGGAACCGTTCGTAAAAACCTCGGGCCGGGAAGCTTCCGCTACCTGCATGGCGAGCCGGGTTTCCGGGCTCCTAACCCAATTAAAAAGTTTTTGCTGGCTGTCTGGGGTAATTTCAACCTGTGGGTGGACCGGGGGGTGGGCCGGGTTGCTCTGGTGGCCCTCCGGGGAAGGCTTGCGGGCCTTCCATAGGCCCGTCCATAGGTGCTTGAGGTGCTTGAACATTTTCGTCTGGGTTCTGAGGTTCTCCTTCTGGTGGTGGGACTATCGCTTCCTGTGGTGGCCCCTCCTGCGGGATGCCCGCCATCTGGTCGGCTTGAGCCTGAATTCGTTGTATTATAGCCCCCGCCGCTGAAACTATTTCAGTAAATACGGGCCACAACTGCTGGTAAAGCTCTTTCTGTAGGTCATCAGCCTTCAGGTATTCAAAATGTTCTGCAACGTGCGGGATAACCGTTTCAAGGGCTATGATAGCGTCCGGGGTTATCTGTTGGGTGGCATTGTAGTTGTCTATGATGGCCTTGAGGGGCGTCAGGTGCGCTTCGATGTGAACTGGGTGGTTGTCTGCCTTGTCAGCCGGGATCGGGACGCCACCGCCCATACTCGCGTTTTCAATCAAGGCGAGCCTCACGCTGTTGACATCCTCTAGTTGATCTTCTGGGCGTAGGAGCTTTTTAACCGCGCTGGCCCCGAGAGTATTTCCTACATACGTTTCGATGGTGGAACGGTCATCTACATGCCGGTTGCCAACCATCCCCATCAACTGTAGTGAAATCTCTGCGCGAAGAGCCGCTGATGCCGCCCCGGGGTCAGCCCCGGTCCTGACGGTGATCTCCGCGTCATAAAATATTTCCTCCGGGACACCACCGTCTACAATACAGCGGGTCTGGAAATTTTTCACATCCGAGTCCCGGTTGCCCCGTCTCCGAAGACGATTAAACTGCTCACGGAAAAGATTTCGCGCAATTTGCGTCAGGTACAGGGTCGAGTTTGCCACATCAACCTGAGACTGAAGGTTACTCAGGATTCGAGCCTGAGTCGCCGTCTGGGTCCGTTCAATCTGTTGGCTCTGGTCACGGTAGCGGGCATTATTCCAGTTCTGGGTCTGCTCTACCATTTGCAGGGCTTCAAAAACTGCTTCCCCCCGAGGATAACTCGTTATCTGTTCTAAATCTTTTGGGAGTATATTAATTGGGCCGATATTTGTGATGGGAATTGTACTCCGCGCCCCTTCACTCATGTCCTTGAAATTTAAACCATCAATCAGGGTGCGGTCCATGGCCCGGCTCTTTAAACGGTTCATGGTCAGCGCAATCTGATAGTTCTTATGGCCAAAACCTTTTACACCGTGGAATAAACCGTTGCCGGCCTCAAAAAAGACGAAGCTTAATACGTTTGAAAGGTTTTCAAACCGGCGTGGAGAGGAATAGTCATCAAACAAAAAGGCTGTGGAGACTAAATTCGGAGCCATGATCATTCGACTGACCTTACCATCAAATTCCTTTACCAGAAAATGGACAGTGTTAATAGTCCCAGCCTTATGGGAAAGTCGAAGACTGTTGTTCCGAACCTCGTCCTCAACACGCATCCAATCGTCGTTGTCAGTCTGGTCATCCGTGTTCAGGGCGTGGTAAAGCACTTTTCGGATAGTATTTAAATTCCAACCCGCCGCCTTGCTTGCCTTCTTTGCCCCCTCAGTCCGGATTCGTTCCCATAACTCAGAAACCGTGGTTTCCTGACGTACCAAGACAATATCCATTTCGTCCGGAGACGCCTTCGCCCGCTCTGGGACCAGAATGTCCCCCGTCCGGATGACCTCCCATTTAGGGGAATCGCGATCCGGGAAAACCGCACAACCAACCCCGTAGGCCAGATGGTTATAACTGAATAAAAGATAATTTCTGACGTAGGAGGAACCCCACTCCTCAACGAAACGATTAAAATTGTGTTGCAAAGTCTGAGCCCAACGGTCGGCCTTCGGGTGGTCGTAATGGATTTCGATAGAGGCTAGAGCAGTTGAATCGTGGAGTAGTCGCCAGTAGGAAACTAAAACCTGTTCCAAGGTGCTGGCCGCATCACGGAAATTTATATTACATCTCCAGCCCTGACCGGAGTCTACAAGTTTTGCGCCGTCAAAAGGCTTGCCGCCATTCAACTGGTTTGTGATCTTACCGAATGCCTCGCGCCTCTTGCGATCATCCCTCCACATCTGTTCGTATAGTGAATGCGCTGAATCAGCGGAACCAATTCGCCGCTCCCGGACAATCTCATCTAGTTTTGGCATTTTCCCTATATACTTTAAAGGCTGTGAAAAATCAAGGTTTTCTAGGTTGACCCTGAAACCAACTCCGGTCGAGCTTTTTACAAATCTGGGTTTCAACCATCTCTGGTAAATCTTTTAGGGATAGCTGTTTATACTCCCTGTGGAGTTTAGCTTTTTTAAGGAGCCCCGGGTAAGTCGAGGTCTCTATAAAAAGCCCCGTGTCCGGGTCCGTGAAACGCCAGCCGCCGGGAGGGATTACAACCAGATTTCGTAAATACCTATAAGGTTTCATGGGCATACTCCTCCTCTGATGCGTCAATCTTGGAGTATTTTACGGCGCGTTCCTGCATCGCCTTCCTGCCGCCACCATCCTTAAAAGCCTTCATCGTTCCAGCTACCGCGCCTTTCCTTTTAAATAACTCGGTAAACATACAGAAGGCATCCGCGTGGTCGGGGCTGTAGCCAACCCTTTTCTTCATAATTCTCTTGGTCTCGATGCTGTCCTTCTTGTCGTGGACGGTTTCGTAATTACGAGCCGCGAGTTGTTCGCGGAGGGTCTTGAACTCGACGGTGAGGTTCCCGACCAACCCCTCCTCCATGAAAGCGCGGGTGCTAAACCATAGCTCGCTCACAAAGCGGTCGAACAAATCGTTGCAGTTGCGGTCATCACCAACCTTCAGGAAGCGTTCGGTAGCCTTGCCGCCAAAATAGCACTTTTCAATGTGATACCCCCATTGCTTCTGGAGAATCGCGGCAACTCCACGACCCGCCCCGGTCGAGTCCATAATGAAATTCTCCGGTTCAACGCCACGTTCTGTACATAAATTAATTACACGTTCAGCAATTAAGTAGTCCATTGGGTCGCCCCCCACTCTCACCTCAACCAAGATTGGGAAGGACTCTAAAAGGTTAAAGGCAAATTCGTGGCCGTCAGATTCTCCAAACTCTCCAAACTGAATTACACACTCATCCCCACCCTCAAAGGCCGGGTCCAATGAAGCACAGGGCGTGGGATTGAAATTATATACTTTTTTCTTCTCCCCCATGGACAGCACATTACTTGGAAAAATTGTCCCGAGTGTGCCATCCGGGGGGAACCAGCCGCGTACAAAAATCCAGAACCTTGGGCTATTATAGCCATACGCCGCCTCCACACTATCCACATATTTCTGGTCTATCAGGAAGGGGAAATAAGACTTGGAGGTCTTCATGTTCGCAGACTTCATCCCATCAAGACGAACGCATACTCCCCCACGCGCAGTTTCCCACCAATCGTCAACCTCAGAATCAACCTTAGACCAGCCAACCTTCGGCTCGCACCAGCTACCAAACTCCGAGTATTTGGTCGTGGGGTTGGCCAACATAGCCATGCGAAAATCATTGTCGGTCATCAGGTTTGCCGCCGCTTCAAAAATCGCGCCGGGGGTTCCCTGAGCCTCGTCAATAATTAAAAGGCGGTGGTTCCGAGAGTGGTTACCCTGAATTTTTTCAACAGCTTCCTGACCGCGATCAACCGCAATCCCCTCACAGACATATTTGTTCTCGCCGTGCATCTGTACCGGGCGCAGGGTCAGGTCGTGAGCCCTTATCGACATGATGTTACCAGCCGTGTTCGTGGTTGCCGCCGATACTACATCACTCCATAGACGGCTCCTTAATCCTCGTAGGTGGGTTGAAGTTAAAGTCAGGATCGTGTTCGGGGCATCTGCTATGTAGTGTGTGAAACCAACGTGGGCAAATGTGTGGGTTTTGCCCGCGCTCGCGTGTCCTATAACGGAAAGAGTTCGGTAATTACACCATGCCCATGTCAGTAATTCCAGATCGTCCCGCCACCGTAAAACGCCCGGGGCTTCCTCGCCACCATAAATATGGGGCCAGAGCATTATCATCGAGTTTCTGAGGTGGCCATGCATACCTAAGCCCCCGGACGTTTCAGGATGGTCCTTTAACATGCAGTAAAGCTCGATCTGGACATCCCACCACTCCCCGGGGAATTCCAGACCATACTTCTCTTTAGTATCCGGAACTTTTCCGCTTTTTGCTTCCACTCTTCTTTTTCTTTTTCTTCTTCGACATGTCGATAAAACGATAAAACGTAACGCTATCGCAACTCCGCATCTGTACCCGCCTTCCCTAAGCGGGACATCTCGGGAGTCGGCCCGCCAGAGTGCTTGTAGTCATGGGCGAGTCGTAGCATCAACTCAATCCGTGCAACATCGTCCTGTACTGCACGGAGTTCCTTGGCCAGAAGCTCTTGATTATGTTTCAGTTCAGCCAACTCCTTGATAATTAAGGATTTAAGGAAGTTAACGAGCAGACCGGCCCATAAACTGATCGCCATTAGAAGAGCCGTGGGCAATCCGTAATTTTTGATCAACTCGTCCACATTATTTCCTGTTTGAGCGAATAGCATAGAACCCAATCACCATAAACATTAAATCAATAAACGAGGCCACAAGCAAGGCTCCTACGTGGACGGTTTCGCCTTTGGAGCCGAAGATAAAACTGAACAAGGAAAGTTTTCCCCCTTCCCCGGTGGAAATCATCCAATCGATGTCCGGGCGGGTTGCAAAATAAATTATCAGCCAGCAGAAAGTAAAGGTCAGGGCCATGAACAAGACCCGCCGTGACATTTGAACGAACGGGTCTTTCGCGTTCGCCGCGATAATTTTAGTCTGTTCGTCTAGTAGCTGGGCTCGTTCAGCCGCAACCAATTCCATTTGCCGGTCCTTTGCGTTGAGCCATGAATTGACAACATTCGCCCCGAGCTTAACGCCCGCGCCAATCAACGTGCTAGTTACCGGCCCAAGTGCCATTATTTAGCCTTCCAGTTAGATAGTAAACAAGGTAGTTTGGACGCTACACACATTGCGAGGACCATCCATAAAATAGAAATCAGGCAGTCCGTGGTTTCGCGAGTTGTCGGGGGGTACTCTTGAGGCTGGATAGTCTCAGACCTAAATACCGGGCCGGGCTTGAGGGCTTCTTCTTTCCAGCGGTGCGGCGTGGGCCTTGCCGGGTTCCCAGCCATTTTAATCCAAGCTTAGGACTAGGTCGCCAACCGCGATTTCTAGTTGATTGTTTGAGGTGACATTCACCCCATTGCCGCTGTTGATCGGGTTACCACTACTGTCCTCAAAACGTAGTCGAGCCAATAAACTCGCGTCTCTATCAGAATCGGACAACGGTAGGTGCAACTGGGAGGTTACCGTCCAATCAACGCCATTCCTCACCGCATCATTCCCCTTAATAAAAACTGCGGAATCAAAGCTCGTACCTTCCTGTGCTTGAGGGATACTCAGGTTCCCAACCGGAATTCTCGCGGTCGATGCATCCGTGCTTACTGATCCCAGTCTGCGCCAGCCAGTTCCCCCAGCAAAAGATGGGGCGTCCTGACAATAGAAAACAGTCCACTGAGTTGCTTGGCCAAACTTTTCAATGTAAATTTTATCAGATAAGGAAGAACTACTGCCAATTACTAGCCCGCCAGCAGTCGTCGACTCCCCCGTAGTAACCTCACCAAAAAATTCTCCCAAAGTGGGATTCTCGCAAATGTCAAAATGCTGACCGACCAGTTCTTGCGGTAGGCTCCAATTTGCCCAGACCTCAATTTCATTAGCCTCGTCTCCAGATGCCATCAAGCACATGCCAGCATACGAACCGCTTTTGATTCGTATGAAATGGTGGGGCGTCCCATAAATATCGCTCACGCCATAACTGCCAGAATTCCAAGAGGCCACCGGAGCAGAAATTTTTACATGTCGGACTGAGGAACCGGGCGCAAGCCCCATTATTTCCACATCTGAAGATAATACCTTGGCGTGAGAGGTTGGAATGCTTAAAAGTTGCTGTACGGGATTCCCTGCGGAATCAGTCGCGCCGGGCTGTTCCACGGCAAGGGTTAACTCTGAGGTAGAAATTAAACCGCCAAATTTTACACCCGTCCATTCAGCCGTTGCCGCCGGGAAGGTCACGGTAGATTCATTGGTAATACTCCCGGAGCCACTACCGGGAACGCTTATGTTTCCGAATTCAGTGTCAAAGAAGCCGCCAGAACCATTGGACATTTTTACCTTAGTGTTCTGCGGGTGATAACTAGCCAAGCACTCTAACAGCAACCCAATAAACTGGTCGTGTCCACTCTCACTATCCCCTGTAAAGAGGTAGTTGTCACCAACCACAACCGTCCCGGGGACGCCGGGTTCATTAGAGGCAACCGGGACCGGTGACGCGCTTGTTGCTAAACTCAAATCGAGGTTAACCCGGCTGTACCCATTTCCAGATACCTCGGGCCATGTGTCAGGCTCCTCCCCCGGATCACTGGTAAATAACCCTAACTGTAATTTTGTCGGGCTGGCTAAAAGTTTTCGGCCCGAAACAGCGTCCAAGAGAGTCCGGGTATACGATTGGGTGAATGATCCTGATAGTGGCATTTCAAAAAAGTAGCAGATAAAAAATTAAGTTTCAAGGCTTAAACTCCCCCAATTAAAACGGAGAATGTCCACGGTGTTCAAGGATTTTATAATATTCCACGTATTTTTACTATAAACCTCGCCGGCGGGAGGATGCCGGGAAGAGCAATCCCATGGCTCCCCGCAAGAGGTTACCTTGGGGTCGCGGCGCGTCATGTCAGGTGGGTCGAGGTCGAGCCGGGAAAAAATACGGTTCAGGTCAGCGTCCATGTTCTCCAGTGAAATTACGTCATCTACCAATAGCCGGCGAGACTTAGAGGCCGCACGTTGCCCGTCCGTGTCCTGTAGGAAACGGGAACAGGGACTACCGTATTCGCGCAACTGACCACAACCCGTCCCCTTTGACCCCAAGGTGATGTACTCGTTGAAATCCTTGTAGTCGTTCATGGGGTGGACGCGGCCCCCGTGGTTCTTCGCGTAGTGACCGAGAGGGGACGCGAATTTTGGCCACTGGGTCAGCATACTGTAAAAAGATAAATGCCAATCCCATGGATTCCGCACGGTGCTGAATTTAAAATAAGAATTGAAAAGGTCGCGACCCAAACGCTTCCGGGCCAACCAAGGACGCATGTGTTTCGTGAATTCCTGCGAACCACGCCCTGTCCCGGTCCCCCATGCCGGGCAAGCCCACTTTGTCCTCCATTCATTTTCACCCAGTTGACGGCATAACTCCTTTTCCAAGGTCGAGCCAGCGGTCTTTGGGATGTGGAAAAATATGAAGCGGTGCTTGTGGCTAATAAACATAATTCAAATTCTCATACAGCAACTCCTCTGGGA